TCAGGAAGCCGCCGGAAGGCGCAAGCCGTTCAGAGAGGGAGGCCCATGTCAAGGCTCTTGCTGCGGTTTCTATTAGCCTGCTTGCTCTACTCCTTGCTGTTACAAATTACTTTGCCGGAAGGAACTCCTCTGCGGTTCTCAACGGAACCATAGAGTCCAACAACCTGTGGGCGTGGTATCAGGCCAAGAATGTTCGGGCGACCATCTATGAGGTCACCAACAACGAGCAGAAGGCCACCAAGCAACGCGCCGACATGGACGAGATCATGGAAAAGGCCCGTGCGGCTGAAGCCAAGCGGGATGCCGCCAAGGCCAAGTCTTCCTACTACTCATACTCTGGTATGGCGCTGCAACTGGCCATCGTCCTGTCCTCTGCGGCCATCCTGGCCGTCACCCTGAGCCTGTTCTACGCCTCACTTGGCGTGGGGGCAGTCGGGGTGCTTCTGTTCTTCTTTGCTCTAGGAGCCTGAGATGCTGTCGCTTCTTTCCACCCTTGGGGGCTTGCTGCTCTCGGGCCTGCCCAAATTGCTTGAGTATTTCCAGAACAAGGCAGACCAAGCCCATGAACTGCGTCTGGCTCAGGTGCAGACCGAACGCGAGTTGCAGTTGGCCGCAGCAGGCTTTGCCGCCCAGGCCCGGATGGAGGAGATTCGCACCGAGCAGGTGGCGATGGAGACTGACGCTCGAATGACCGAGGCGGCGCTAAAGCACGATGAGAAAGTGCTAGAGAAGTCAAGCCGGTGGGTTGCGAACTACGTCGGCACCGTCAGACCTACAGTTACTTACATCTTTGTGCTTGAGTTGGTCGCCATCAATGCATTCATGGCGTGGTATCTGTGGAACCATCCGAACTTGATTCAGAGCATGGATGACATCATCAAGTATTCCGACCTGATTTTTTCGACCGATGAAATGGCTCTGCTCGGGGGAATTACTGGCTACTGGTTCGGATCGCGTGGGTGGGCTAAGAAGTGAAACTGAGCAAGGTGGGCGAGGCTCTCATGCACAAGTATGAGGGGTTTAGGAGTAAACCCTACCTTTGCCCTGCCCACATCTGGACGATTGGCTACGGCCATGTCCTGTACCAAGAGCAGATCAGGCTCCCGGTCATCCGCAAGGAAGGGTATACCGGGATGCTCCGCAATGAGTTCCCCCTGAAGCCGGAGGACAGCCGTGTCTGGACTAAGACGGAGATCGACGAACTATTCCACGCTGACGTCGTCACTTTTGAACGTGGTGTTCTTCGACTTGTTCCCGGCGTATCTGGCCGTCAAGGCGGCTTTGACGCTCTGGTCAGTTTTTCCTTTAATGCAGGGCTAGGCAACTTGCAGCGCAGCCAGATCAGGATGCGGGCCAACCGGGACGACTGGAACGGAGCGGCAGACGCCTTCCGCCAGTGGACGATGGGCGGCGGCAAAGTCCTTCCGGGTCTGGTTAAACGCAGGGAAGCCGAGATTGCCCTTTTCCTGTCTTGACGGGAGAATACCGATATGCCGCTCAAGAAACTCACTCTCAAGCCCGGTGTAAACAAGGAGAACACCCGCTATACCAACGAGAACGGTTGGTATGAGTGCGACAAGGTGCGCTTCCGCCAAGGCACTCCCGAGAAGATTGGTGGATGGGCTCGCATCTCGGCAAGTACCTTCTTGGGGGTCTGTCGTTCCCTGTGGAACTGGGTAACCCTGGGCAATCTGAACTTGATTGGCCTTGGTACCAACCTGAAGTTCTACATCGAGCGTGGCGGCGAATACTACGACGTGACACCGATACGCTCGACTGTCACGCTTGGACTTGACCCGTTTACAGGCAACGGCACCACGACTGTTACGGTCACGGCCACTGCAAACGGCACGGTTACCGGCGACTTCGTGACCTTCAGCGGATCAACCGACACGCTTGGCCCGGGTGGTACTTCGCTGTTTAACGGCGAGTATCAGGTGACCGCTGCGGGGGTCAATTCATTCACCATCACCACCTCTACGGCGGTTGCCGCTGGGAGTTACGGTGGCGCTGCGGTTGTCGCCGCCTATCAAGTCAACACGGGATCGGAATTTGTTGTTCCCTTGACTGGATGGGGCGCCGGAACCTGGAGTTCTGGCACATGGGGTGTTGGCGGAACATCCAACACTTCTCTCCAACTGTGGAGCCAAAAGAACTGGGGCGAGGACTTGGTGTTTGGACCCCGTGGTGGCGGCATGTACTACTGGGATGCCACGACCGGCGTAACCACCCGTGGCGTCGATCTGTCTACCGTATCCGGCGCAAACGGTGTCCCGACCAAGCAAAACTTGGTCTTTGTGTCAGACATTAATCGATTCGTGTTTGCGATGGGCTGCAACGAGATCGGCTCTTCTGTTCTTGACCCGATGCTGATCCGTTGGTCTGATCAAGAGAGCGCGATTGACTGGACTCCGGCAGCGACTAATCAAGCAGGCAGTCTGCGCTTGTCTGACGGCAGCGAGATCATTGCAGCAGTGCAGGCCCGCCAGGAAATCGTGGTGTTTACAGACTCCGCCGTTTACTCCTTGCAGTATCTCGGCGCACCAGAAGTTTGGGGCGCTCAGACTTTGGGCAGCAACATCTCGATCCTGGGGCCGAATGCGGCAGCAATTGGTTCTGGCGTGATTTACTGGATGGGCGTGGACAAGTTCTACGCCTACGACGGTCGTGTGCAAACGCTTCCGTGCGACTTGCGTCGGCATATCTTCAGCGACTTCGACCAAGATCAAGCCGCTCAAGTGTTTGCCGGGACCAATGAAGGCTTCAATGAAGTCTGGTGGTTCTACTGTTCGGCAGGTTCTACATCCGTAGATCGGTACGTTGTTTTCAACTACCTTGAGAAGATTTGGTACTACGGCACGATGGCCCGGACGGCATGGCTTGACTCTGGCCTGCGTGACTATCCGATGGCCGCGACGTATCTCGGCAACCTTGTAAACCATGAGCAGGGCGTGGACGACAACGCCACTGGTACGCCCGTGGCGATCAATGCCTACATCGAGTCTTCTGAGTTTGACATCGAAGACGGCCAGAACTTTGGCTTTGTGTGGCGGATGTTGCCGGACGTAACCTTCCAGGGGTCGACGGCTGCAAACCCGTCCTTGAACATGACGTTGATCCCCATGAAGGGGGCAGGCTCTGGGTTTAACGTGCCTCAATCTCATGGCGGATCAAGCAGCGCAGCGGTCACGCGGTCAGCAACGGTGCCCATTGAGCAGTTCACCAACATCGTTTACATCCGGGTGCGTGGGCGTCAGTTGATTATGAAGGCCCAGTCCGACGCGCTTGGCGTGGCGTGGCAGTTGGGTTCTCCCCGTATCGACGTTCGGATGGATGGCCGCAGATGACACTGCTTGTCGAAAATGTCACCGTACCTGCGCCGCCCAATCTTCCCCTGGCACCGGGGGATTACGACTCTCGGTATCAGGAGCAGTTCAACAACGTCCTGCGTCTGTACTTCAACCGTTTAGACGCAATACTGAGGGGTCTCGTGACTACAACCGTACCCATCCCAATCTCTATTGGCGGCACCAATACGGATGCCTTTGGGCGGCTGCGAGTCAGTCAGCCCTACACGCTCTTCGACAGCCAGAACCGCTACGCTGCGGACAATCAGTTCGACGTGGCCACGACCGGCACGGGCACAACATCCTTCCTGTCCAACGAAGCGGCAGTCAAGATGGAAGTTACCGGGGCTAGTGTCGGCTCGGTCCTGCGGCAGTCCTATCGCTCATTCCCGTATCAGCCAGGGAAGGGTCTGTTGGTGCTTGCCACCTTCGTGATGGACAGCAGCATGAGCCTGAACCTCACGCAGCGCGTGGGGTACTACAACGACCAGAACGGTGTGTTCTTCCAGCGCGTCGATGGGGTTTACTCTTTCGTCCTGCGCTCTTACGTCACAGGCTCTGTTTCCAATGTTCGGACGGTCAATCAGACAGACTGGAACGGCGACAAGTTGGACGGCACCGGGAACTCTGGATACACACTTGATCCGTCCAAGGCTCAGATTCTGTGGATGGACTTTGAGTGGCTTGGCGTCGGATCGGTGCGGTGCGGTTTCATCATCAATGGCGAGTACATCGTCTGCCACACGTTTAACAACGCCAACGAGATCACTAATGTTTACATGACCACGGCAATTCTGCCGGTGCGTTATGAGATTGTGTCCACCACCTCTGCCGTGGCGGCGTCTATGAAGGCTATCTGCTGCTCGGTTATCTCCGAGGGCGGGTTTGAGCAGACATCCATCGACCATGTGGCGCGACGCACCACAGTCTTGGGGACTATTGGAACGACCTTCCTGCCTGTCGTTTCCATCCGGCTTGCCTCTGGACGCACGGGCGCGGTGGTGCTGCCCAACCGAGTGCAGGTTCTGCCCACGACCAGTCAGAACTATGAAGTGGCGTTGATCAAGAACCCCACCCTGACCGCCGCATCGTGGACGGCAGTGCCGACTGATTCCAACGTGGAGTTTGATGTAGCAGCCACGGCCACCACGGGAGGCTCCATAGTGCAAACGGACTATGTGACTTCAACCGGTTCAGGTGGTACGCAGGGTCTTAGCGCGGCCACGGGCTACAACTTTGACTTGCAACTAGGCGCAACGATTGCCGGGGTCAGCGACATCTACACCGTTGCTGTCAGAACTGTCTCTGGCGCGACCACGGGTGACGTGGTTGGATCGCTGTCCTTCTACGACCTGACGCAATAAGATCATGGCACGACTGTTTAACGAGCAGGAGTTTGAAGATTCGTTCAATGAGAACGATCTGCTGAACATCGTCGGCGGCGTCCCCGCACCAACTCCTGCACCCGCTCCCGCTCCGTTTAACTTCAAGGACTATATTTATCAGGGCGGGGCAGACGACACTGTCGCCACTCAGCGCGGCCTGGACTACATCCGCGAGCAAGGGCTTACTCCGCAGCAAGGTGTTGACCTGTTTAACACCAATCTCGGCACCAACTTCACGCTGGATGATTACTACCGGGCGACCGGGACACAACCGCCTGCTGCGCCTGTTGCTGCACCTGCGCCTTCACCTGCGCCTTCACCTGCGCCTGCACCCGCTCCGGCTCCTGCACCTGTTGCTGCTCCTGCCACAGTCTACGACCAACTTGAACAAGCGGGCCTGACAGAAGGGCCGGTAGAGCCGTTTGTCCCTGCGCCTGCTCCCGCTCCGGGGACGGCACCGGCTCCTGCGCCTGTGGCGGGTCCTGCTGATACTTGGGGCAAAGAATATGAGTCGCAACCGTTAGGCGACGGCAGTTATTCAATAAGTTCAATCCCAAACATTACTTTGCCTCCTGGGTTTAATTGGCAAGAATACGTCGATAAGAACCCGGACTTGAAGCAAGCGGGCATTGATACTCAAGCAGAGGCAGAGCGGCATTACCGTCTTTATGGTGTAAACGAAGGTCGTCAGGGAGTACCGGTTACGTCCCTGCAAGACGCCATCAACTTTGCCAAAACCAACATCACAAATCAGAATGCATTTGTTGATGCAGGCGAAGCGGGCCCACAGGGCGTTGCTCGGCAGATCGGCCAATACACCATTTCGCCCACTGGATACGGAACTGTTCAGGGTTACGACATTGCCGGGATAAGCGGGAAAACAGGTTCTGCCCTCCCATTTGCACCGGCAGGTACACCCTACGAGCAGATCGTAAGGACGGACGCAAACGGCAACATCGTCGGTTATCAGATGAATCTGAAGACCGGTGGTGACAGTGGTTACTACGTTGATCTGGATGCTAAGGGCAATATCACCCGGATTGACAACTACGATGAGTCTGAGAGTTGGCGCAAACCTGCCGCCATGTTTGCCACATTCCTTGGGGCGACGGTTGGTGTTCCGCAGATAGGGGCGTGGCTGTCTGGCGGTACGCTCGCAGCAAATTCCGCCGGAGCCGCTGCTCTTGGTGGCGCTGCTCTTGGTGGCGCAAACGCGGCTATTGCAGGGGCGGAAGGGGCAGACATCCTTAGAGCCGCAACGGTTGGGGCGGCGGCGGCTGGCGCTGGGCAATTTGCCGGTCAGTATGCTAATCAAGCAGTTAACAACCTTGGTCTCACGGGTACCGCAGCGGGCTCTGCTATTACGGGAGCCGCCACAGGTGCAGCGTCTGCATTGCCACAGGCAATTGCAACGGGGGACTTCTCTAACGTCTTCCAACAGGCCGCACTTGGCGGAGCCTCGTCAGCGGCAGGCAGCGCCCTGTCATCTACGCTTTCTGAGTCCGGGTTCACTCCAAAACAAATTCAGGGCGCATTCACGATTGCGGGGCAGTTGGCATCTGGGAATCTTGACCCCAGGACGCTCATTAGCGCCTTGGGTGATTTGAGCGGACACCCCGACGCCGATATTGCTGCCCGAGCAGCCCGCACCGGTCTTGCATTGAGCAAGGCAGACCTTAGCAATCCGGCATCCTTGAGTTCACTTCTTGGTGAATTGAACAGTCTTGCCAAAGCAGTTGATGATAAAGGTATCAAGCGACTGCCCGGCACCGTTCAAGGACCGCAAGTTAAAGTTACGGGGGAGGACCTTACATCAGTCGGCGCAATAGACGAAGATGAATTGGTCAACATCATTCGCAGCACAGAACTCCCCTCTGTATCCACGGGCGCGGGCACTGCTGGGACAGCAGGCACGACGGGAACGACAGGGCAGACCGCAGGCACTACGGGCCAGTTCTCTATCGGTAATCAACTTGGCACCGGCGCATACATCACACATGAAAATCAGGCCAGGGCAGCAAACTTGGTCAGCGACCTTGTAGATGTAAACAAACTTGATCGCGGCACGCTGTCGCGGATGGCAAGTTATATCTACCTGAATGATGAGCAAGGTCTGCGTGATGCTGTCAGCCAGTGGATGAGCGGAAATACTGGCGGTGTTCTGCCGACCAGTACGAAACTGACCGCCGACCGTGTCGCTGATGCAAGTTACTTCACGGACGACCCAAACGCAGACATCTTTGCCACAAACAAGCCGCCTGGAACCCCGGGTGTCAACTATGAAGTGGGTTTCTCAGATGCCGGTGTGCCCGGCGCTTTGGGGCAGCGTGTTGGTGTCACTGGCAAGTTCTTGCCAACTGGCGGAGCAGATACGGCAAATGCAGCAATTGATGCGCTTGGCGGAGGGACGGCTGCAACTGCATTTGTTGGGGGCATGGCTGAACTGGCCCAAGACATTAAGGGCGTCCAC